TCTGGAGAAATCTATCTCCATCCCAACGTGCGTAGTACAGTTCTTGCGCAAATCATGGATTGGAACCCACTGAAGGTCAACAATGTGGACGATATAATTGATCCTATCGGGTATGTGGAAGAACTCGTGCGCATGTACCCGGAACACATTGTGAAGAATATTTTTGACGTCAGTGATGAGTCAGCAGTGGCAAGTCATAGCAGTAGTTTGATGTTGCCATTCTGACCTCCAGTCTCCAAACCCGAAACCAAAGGAATTCCAAATGGCAACGAGCATTTCCCTCGTTAACACTCTGAGCATTGACCAGCGCAAGGAATTGCTCAACTATGCCAAAGACTGCGCAATGCGTCTTGGTTCCAGCACGCTGTCTGATTTCCGTTCACTGTTGCGTTACCGTGATCGTGCTTATCAGCGCCAGCTGAATACGACGGCAGAACACATCAAAGCTGTCCGTGCCAACATGGCTGGAGATGCTCGCAAGATCCAAGACATGACTGTGCCTATAATCATGCCGCAGATTGAATCTGCTGTGGCATATCAGGCCGGTGTGTATCTTACATCTTATCCAATTTTTGGGGTGGTCTCATATCCCAAGAATCAGGACCAGGCCATGCAGTTTGAAACTGCGTTGGCAGATCAAGCAGTCAAATATGGCTGGGCTCGGGAACTTATCAAGATTTTTCGCGACGGCTATAAGTACAATTTTGGTGCGGCCGTCGTGTCTTGGGAAAAGACTCCGCTGAAATCCATTGTCACTGACACCAATATTTCTGCGGCCGGTCTGGCAGCTCTGAAAGAATATTCCTACGGGGGCAACTGCATCAAGCACGTTGATCCATACAATTGCTTTATGGACATGACTGTCTCCCCGGCCAATCTCCACACGGATGGAGAATATTTTGGCTACAACAAGCTGATGAGCCGTGTGCAGCTCAAGCGCTTGTTTGCTGTGTTGGACAGCCAAAAGACTACCAGTGCTGCTGATGCATTCAAGTCATCGTTTGCTGGTCCTACGCAGGACGACACCAGCGCGATGATGTACTATATCCCCGAAATCAATCAATATCTTAATCTGTCCAACACTGTGTTCGGCACTACAAACTGGGGCCAGTGGATGGGATTGCCTGGCAGCTCCAGAAACAAACTGGAATATCGCGATCACTATCTTGTCACGCATTTCTACTGCCGTGCGCTGCCATCTGATTTCGGCGCCCGTGGCAATCAAGTCAAAATCTACCATGCGATCATCGTCAACTGGTCAGTGGTTATTTTTGCAGAAGAAATGAATGTTGGCTATGACACGCTGCCAGCATTTGTCATGCAACCGTATGAAGATGGACTTGGGTATCAGACTCAGTCCATGCTTGATAACGCTCTGCCATTCCAAGACATGAGCAGCGCGCTGTGGAACATCTCTCTGGAGTCCAAGCGGCGACTGGTATTTGACCGACTCATCTACAATCCCAGGTTGATTGACAAGAAAGACATTGACAATGTGAGTGCGGTGAGCCGTATTCCTCTGCGCAATGCTTCACTGGCCAAAGATGACAACACGATGGCTCGTGCCATCTACCAGATTCCGTATCGGGAAGATAACTCTGGCACCAACATTCAGATGTCAGAGATGATTTCTGCCATGGCTGACCAAGCTACTGGACAGAATAAGGTCGACCGTGGCCAGTTCCAGAAAGGCAACAAGACCAAGACTGAGTTTGAAACCACAATGGTTAACTCAAACTCTCGGCAACAACTCAGTTCTCTGGCAATTGAATACCAGTTCATGACGCCAGTCAAGGAGGTGATCAAGTCTAATACGCTGCAATATCAGCAGCCTGGAACAATTCTTAACAGAAATTTGCGTCAAGAGGTCAATGTTGATCCTGTTGAGCTGCGCAAATCTATTCTGGAATTCAAGTTGACTGATGGTCTGCTGCCTGCAGACAAGATGCTGAACTCCAATCTTTTGACTGTGTTCTTGCAGACTGCACAAGCATTGCCTGCTGTCAGTACTGAGTACGATGTCATGGGAATGTTCCTCTACTGGGCCAAGCTGCAAGGTGCGTATTGGCTTGAAGATTTCAAACGCAATCCTGAACAACAGCAACAATTCCTGCAGACTATGGCTGCTACAGCTGCAGCTCAAAATTCCCCGGAAGCCCCAACAGCTGCCCCAGCAGCATAACTTCCAACCAACATGAATCACCAAATTCAATTGGACGCCGGCAGCAGGTTTTGTCGGCTCACCCTATCAGAGGAAGACGATACGTTAGCTCGTAACGTTTCTCCTTTGTTTCTAGCGTATCTTCAAAACAAAATTGAAGCGTATGCTAGCGCGCTCGTAGAGAGCAAACTTCCATATCGTTCTAATCCAGCAGAACAAGTGGAAGCAATCCTGGCTCATGAAAAGCTCCGCAATTTTGTGGAAGCCTACACTGAGCTTCAAGCTGAGCTTCTCGAAGCTCTTGCAACTTCAAAGCAAACTGAGAGGTAAATATCATGGCTTTTCTTCCTGGCATTTTTGGCCGCCAACCTGCACCTGCTGCGGCCCCTTCGCAAAATTCTCCGGTGCAGCAAGCACAGACGCAACCAGCTCCGGCAAACACGCCGCCGGTGAACATGAACCAGAATCCTACTGGCCAGCCTGCCAGTATGCAGCAGAATCCCGCCAATCCGGGGGCTGCACCTGGCCAAATGGTCAATGGGCAAAATGCTGCTGTCAATCCACTTGATGGCTTTGTTGACATTTTCAAGCCGAAGCCCGTCGATCCCAATGCTCCCAAGCAGCCCACGCTGAATGACCCGTTTCTTGGTCCGTTGGATCCTACTGCTTTCCGTACGCAAGTTTCGCAAGCCAACTTTGCTGCGAACATTCCGCAAGATGTCATTCAGAAAGCTGTGACTGGAGATGTTAACGCATTCTCCGAAGCTATCAATCTTGCCGCGCGCGAAGCATTTGCAGCAGCAGCCCAGCTGTCTCACGGACTTGTTGAGCACGGGGCAAGAACTGCAGCAGAGCGTGTGAACGGCTCACTGGATTCGCGCATCAGAAACTTTCAGATCAAGACGCAGAATACCAGTCATGAAGCACTCGGGCATCCGGCCGTTGCGCCGATGCTCAATGCAGTCAAGATGCAGATTGCTCAATCCAACCCTCAACTATCACCGGAAGCGGTGCAACAGCAAGCAGAACAGTATTTCACTCAAATGGCTGACGTACTTACTGCTCCCAAGCGTGCAGCTACACAGGCTGCCAACACTCCAAAAGAAACGGATTTTTCCTCGTATCTTCAATAATGCGCTAAGGCGCGAAGGAAACTGAAATGGCTGTTGGACTTCTTTCTTCTGCAAATGCCCCGTCGAATCTGAATGCAGTCAGTTTCGCGCAGGCAATCACCCGCCTGATGCCGAACGGCACGGCTCCGCTGTTTGGTCTCACTGCTCTCCTCAAGGATGAGACTGCCAGCAACATCGAGCATGGTTACTTCTCGAAGACCATGATCTTCCCGGCGTTGAAGATCAACAACGTTGGCGGTTATGCTGCTGGCGCTACGACTTTCACGGTGGATGCGTATGCTGACATCGTTCCTGGGGATCTGGTTCGCAATGAGCGGACTGGTGAAATCATGATGATCAACACGACGCCTAGCAACGTCAGTGTTACGGTCACGCGTGCTGTTGGTTCTGTGGCAGCTGCCGCAATCAACGACGATGATGACATGTTCACCATTGGCAATGCCTTTGAGGAAGGTTCGACGCGTCCGTCAGCTGTCGCGATCATCGCTGAACGCTACGTCAACAACACCCAGATCTTCCGGAATAGCTGGGCGGTTACCAAGACTGCTGCTGCAATTCCGCAGATTGCTGGTGCTGGCTACGTCAGCGAAAGCAAGCAGGATTGCGCTGCATTCCACGCAATGGCCATCGAGAAGGCTCTGTTCTTCGGTCAGAAGTTCATGGGCACGAAAAATGGTCAGCCGCTCCATACTATGGAAGGCATCATTGCTCGTGTGAACGCTGCAGCTGCTGGCAACGTCACGACTCTGGGTGCAACTACCAACTGGACTCAGTTGGAAGCTGCTTTGGACAAGACGTTGCAGACTGTCACTGATCCCAAGGGTGGCAACATTCGCACGATGTTTGTTGGTGGCACGGCTCGTCGTGTTATCCACAACATCGCGCGTCTGAACTCTACCTATCAGATTCAGACGACGGAAACCAGCTGGGGCCTGCAGCTTGATATGCTGAAGACTCCGCGTGGAACGTTCGAGATGATCGAGCATCCGCTGTTCAACGCTTATGGTAGCGCTGCTACCTGGGCCAAGATGGCTGTGGTCTGCGATCTGAACGCCTTCTCTCTTGCGTATCTGCGCAAGACCAGTGATGCTGGTTACAACGCGAGCGGTGCTCTCGTTGACAACGGTATTGATGCTGAAGGTGGCACGCTCACTACCGAGCTGACCTGCACGATCAAGAACCCGGCCGCGTTCGGACTGCTGTACAATTTCACGGCTGCTGCAGCAGGCTAATCAGGAGAGGTCACACCATGTCGATCATTCAAGTGAATCCACCTGGTTTGGCCTCCACTGATCCTGGCTACATCAGTAGCATTACGATTCGGACTGGTGGCAGTGCCACTGTTCTGACTCCTAATGCTACGACTGGTCAGGTTACCGTGGATGAGCTGGCTGCAACGCAGCTAGTGCAGGAAATCAATCGAATTAGATTGATTACTGGCTGAACAGATAAGAAAGGGCCAGTCTCCAAGCTGGCCTTTTCCTTGTGCATGCACACTCTGTGCAACTTTTCCCAAGCAACTTTTCCAAACTGGAGAATCAAATGGCTGTTGGTGCTATTTCGTCGATGCAATCTCTGCAGAATCTCAAACAACCTGCTTTGGTGCAGGCTCCTGCAACCAGTGTTATCGCGCCTGAACCTTCCAATGTTTTGCGCAGTGGCGAAGTGATGTCTACTTCCCTGGAAGCACTGAAGGATCCGAATGCCCGTGTTTATCGGCACATGGTTCCTGGCGCCAATTTCATGATGCCTGATGGTTTGGAACTTGTGTTCCTCGGTGGCCAACTCATCACTAATGATCCTGAAGTCATTCGCCAATTGGATGCGGTGGCAAACAAAGCTGCAAGCATGATTTATACCGATATTGCCGCAACTGAGGCGCTGCGGGCTGCATATACGCAGGCGGCCGCAGATGCTGCAGACACGGCCGGCAAAACGGCCCAGTAACACGAGTCTAGGAGACGTGGCATGACTACATTTGCTGAGATGGAAACTCTCGTTACCGCACAGACTAGGCGGCCGGATGTTTCCGAAATCACGAAAGCAGCAATCAAATCTGCCACTCTCCGCGCTCATCACACTGATTTCTTTCCCAGGGATCTGCAGACCGCGGCGTTGACGTACACGCCTTCCAGCACTGCGGTGCTGTATGACTTTCCAAACATCAACAATACTTTGACGAGACTTCGTAGTCTGAAATTTCTTCAAAGTAATGAAGTTACTGGCACGCCTACAGAACAGCTTGAGTATCGTGTTGCTGACGATATTTACGATTCTGATGGCAATCGCAGACTTTCAATCTACACTCTTATTGGCGCAACTCTGCGAGTTTATCCGCAATCTGCTACTGGTTACATGACCGCATATTTCTATGAGAATCCGAACATCACGGAACTCAATTATACCAGCTGGATTGCTGATACCTACGCTGAGGAACTGGCCATGTGGGCCGCTGGAATTGTGTTTGCTCGCACTGGCTTCCTTGAGCTTGCAAAGCAATATCAAGATGAACACGTTAAGCCCTTCAAAGAGATGCTAATTGACTCGCATCTGCTGGGCACTGTTGCATAAATCTGGAGAATCTTCATGCCGTACACTCCGCAGCCCACCAATGATGCAACTCCGTCGGATAGTGAAGCAGTAGGAACTGCAGCCGCTGAATTTCGCGCGTTGAAAACTTCTATCAACACGCTGCGTACTTATCTAGGCAGTCAGGCTAGCTTTCCTACAACTGATCTGCAAGGCAATCCACTTGCCAGTGGAGATTTTTTCTATCACAGCGCTACCTATAATTTTTACGTCTACGATGCAGGAGCGACTGTGTGGCGTGTGTTTCAAAACACTGCCACTACTGGGCTTATCACCAGCACAGCAATCACGCTAAACCAGAATACTGCTGATGTACTCAACATCGGCACGACTGGCAATACAACGATTACTGATTCCCTGCCTAGTGGAAGCAATAAACTTCTTATTATCTCCAACACTGGTGGTTACACGGTCACTTGGCCCGCTGGGATCAAATGGGTTAATGGGGTCAGCCCCACGATTGGCACTACGGGTGTAACTCTTGTCAATCTAATCAAGGTGTCCACTGATCTGTACGGCATTGCTGTTGGCGGAGCAGTGTAATGCTCAAGAGTAGAACTTTTGGGGCTCCATTTAACCTGCTAGCTCCAAATTTGCGAGCTAGTTTTAACATTGGAGTTTGGAGCCAAAACATCCGGGGCATTAAGTACACTGGCGGCAGGTACTTTGCCTGGGGACAAAACGGCAGTGGTACAAATTACTTTTTGGCTACAGCTGCTACATTGGCTGGACCGTGGGTTAGCAATACATTTTTTCCTGGTCCAATATATGATGTTGCTTCTAATGGCACAAACGTTGTAGTTGGAACTCTTAATTCTGGAGCTAATCCTGCCCTCTGGGTGGGAGGTGCAACACTTGGTAGCTGGAATGTATATGTTCCAGGGATGTCGATTCCACGCTATGTAGAATGGTGCAGTGGGTTCAATTCGTTTGTCGTCTCTGGCACGTCTGATAGAGCATATTCAAATGCCACTGGATCAAGCTGGACAGTAGCTAGTTATCCGTCTGGAGCAC